AGGTCCGCTTCAAGCAGCGCGACGGTCGGCAGAGGGTAGGTCTGCGCCGAGGGCACGCCGCTGTTGGCGAGGATCAGGCCGTTGAGCACCTGCGCCGAGGTCAGCGTGGCCGTAGCCGTAACCGAAACCGGAGCCGGAATGGCGTCGATCAGGGGTTCGTTGAGGTTGCCGTCGCCGATCTGATAACCGCCGCCGCCGTTGGGAAGAGCCATGATAAAGTCCTTTCAAATGGTGCGGCCCCCGCCGGATGGCGGGGGCCAAGTTCAGGTTAACCCCAGAGACGGCAAGCCATCTGCGGACGGATGGTCGAGTAACCGTACAGCACGTCAATACGGCAGGGCATACGGTCGTTGTTGATGTCGTACTGACGAACAACGCGCAGGCTGATGCCGTTGTGGACCTGACGCGACGCCATATCGACACCCTGCGGAAGCAGAAGGTCGGCGGTGGCGAAGGTGATCGCGTCCTTGTGGTACACGAGGTTCTGAGCGTACTGCGACGAAGCAGCGCCGACGAACACGACGGCCTTGCTGTTGCCCGGCAGAGCATCGACGGTGGCAAGCGCGTGGTTGGCCGAGTAGATCGGAGCCACGGTAATGTTGCCAGCGCCCGAACCGTCCAGCGTTACAGTCGTCAGCGAGACGAACTGGAACAGCGAGCCGGTGCTTTCGCGGGTCTGCGGGTTGACGGCGAAGCAGTCAGCCACAGTGAACACGTCGCCAGCCAGAACGGTGTCGTTAGCGCCAGCGCCAGTGATGGCGATGGTGGTTGCGCCTTCCGACGTGACCGCAGCCGAGGTCGAACCGCCAGTGGCGTCGCGGGTGCCGCAGGTGAACTGCTTGATCGACTGCGACATGTTGATTTCTTCGAAACCAAGCACGCCGGTGCCCATCATGCCGTTCTTGAACTGCTTGGAGATAGTGTCGGTCGGATTGAACAGACCTTTCATACCTTCAACCAGACCAGCGTTGGCGGCTGGGTTCACGGTGGCGTAACGTGGGTTCATTACAGCAGCGTTCTCGTTCAGCTTCTGTTGGGCTTGGAGCAGCACCAGCGAAGTCGAAGGAGTGGTGCCAGGCGTGCCAACGGTGTTACCAATGGTTTTGTACGCATTGGCAACGTCAGCATCAATGCTGGAGGCCAACTGGCTGATACGCGGCTTGAGAACACGCTCTGCGAAGTCGTCCAACTGCATGGTCAGTTCAGCAGATGTGAAGTTGACGCCGATGTGCTTTTGCTGGGCAACAGTCAGGGTGGTGAACTGCTCGTTGTCGTCCTGAACTTGCAGGGCGGCACCGTCAGTAACCAGAGCGCGGTCCGGCAGACGGATACGCAGGGTGGAGCCAATCTTAGCGCCTTCAACAGCGAAGCTGTCGTCGTACTGACGATTGACGTTACGGGTCAGGACAAGGTTGTTTTCGAGAATCTCAAGCGCTTTGCGCGTGATCATGTCGATTGTAAGGATCGAATTAGACATTTAAATTTCCTAAAAAAAAGTTAGCGGGTGCGTTGCGCTTCCCACTTCTTCATCTGCCTTGCACGTTCAGCTTCAATCCACTGGCCGGTCGTCATGCTCTTAATGGAGCGTGGATCGGTAGTGTCAAGTGCTGGCGAACCAGAGGTTCGTGCAGTAACAGGTGAAATCGGCGCTGGCGCTGACGTTGTTCGTTTGACTGGAGGTTCTGCGGCCAATTTGGCCTCAATTTTTCCAATCTCTTTTGCCTGACCGAGTGGCGTCATGCGTGAGATGCGTTCCGCGTCTTTGGGGTTGGAGCCGAGATAGTAAGCTAACTCAGGGCCAATGTCCGAGGACTGGATCGTTTCGGCCATCACATTTGTAATCGGCAGCTTGGGGTTGTATGCGACTTGTTCAAAGTCATCATATTTAGCCCGCGCTTCTTCTTCCAAATCTTGATAGCTTTCGAGAATTTGCGATTGCTGCTTGGCGGCTTCACGCTTGGCGATCAGTTCTTCGGCCTTCTGGTAGGCCAATGCGTCTGCATAGGCTTCAGTAGTCTCAAACTGGTCAGCGGTAGCTGTCGGGGCGGCTCTCAGCGTCTGTTGTTCAGACTGGCGCTGCGCTTGATCTCGTTCCCACTTACGTTGCTCTCTTGCGAGGCGTTTGCCAATAGCTGCGTCAAGTTCCTCTTGCGAGAATGTCTTGGTCGCTACTTCTGGCGTTTCCGGCGTTTGAACTTCAGCTTCAGGTGCAGCCGTTGCTTCCTGTTCTGGCACGGGTAGTGACTCCGCTGGTACTTCTTCTAGCATTTATGAATCCTTGGATTCCCTGGTGATCGCGCCAGTACGGTTTATGCAATGTTACTCGTAAGCAACAGTGTATTCTATGGTGTTTGCAATGTCGATGTACAGCCCCTTGCTAAACCAAAGGCCAGCAGGAAAGCTAATGTATTGAGTACCGGCAGCAACAGTGACGGTGTTTGCAATTTTAGGGTCGCTAGTGCTAGCTTCGGCCGTGTCGTACAGCGCAAACGTGCCGCTGGTTGTGCTAGACACAAACACGCCAAACAATTTGCCCGCACCAACTTTGATTTGGCTGTCGGCGTTGCCTTGCTTAAATTGGGCCATGATTAATCCGTAAAATTTTTAATGAGGACGCCTTCAAGAATTGTGCCGATTGCTAGGCCAGCGCCGCTAGACTTAAACTGCAACTGCACATCGCTTTTCTCCGCAAAAGTTAGCGGAAAGTTGGCGGCAAACTCAAAGGTGTTTAAAAACGGAGCCTGAGACACAACGTATTTTGTGCCCGCTGGGGACAGAATCTGCGCCCTAAAAGTGGCATACACGCCGGATGTGACGGACGTTGAAGACCATGCGCCAATGTGGTTGCCATAAAAAGTGTGGCCCGCAGGAACCGTATACACCGACATGTTGCTTTGCCCCGTGTCAACGGCGATCTGGCCGTAAGTCACGCCGCCGTTTTTGGCGGTGATAACGCCGACGGGGTTGACGCTATCAGGCAGCACGTCCAACTGGTTCACGCGGAAAAACAAAGTGTTTGTCACGACTGGCGTTGTGCCGGTCAGGGTGACGGTTTCGTTAATCGGGTTGTAGTTGATGTCAAGGCCGTAGATGATGATTTGAACCGCAGTGTCCGACGCCGAAGTGCTGGCAATACTCATCGCCACAGCAGAGGCTGGGTATGTGTACGCGGCTGTGTTTTCCCACGCGGGGATAAACGCGGCGTTGGTGATGGAAGCGCTGTAGCCAAACAGAAAAACGGACTGGTGGCCTTGAATCTGCCCCCTGCCTACTTGCAGGTCAAATTGTTCGTTTTTGCCGTATTGCGTTTGGGAAACAAATTTAGTGCTCATGCTAAAAACCTCAATTTATAAAGCGTGCTGAGATACAAACCAATGATTTCGTCAATGATATTTTGAATCGGTGTGTCGGTCTTGTCGCACATTTCGTACCGACATTTTTCAATTTCAGCCATTGAGTCAGCCAAAAAATCAATAATGTTGCTGGTTTTCTTAGCGCCCATCAGACTAATAGGCCCGATTAAACCATGACGGCCTTGGTAGGCTTCAGAAAACTTGTCGGCCAACCCTACAATGTCTTCGTAAAAATGCCGCAAGGCTTTGTGCTTAGAGTAACTGCGCGTGTTTAAATGCACCGAATGGGCCACATCACGGGCCAAAAACAGCGTGCCTACAAAATCAGCGGGTTTCATTGTGCCATTCCTTCCATTGGAGGCTGCATCATTTCTTCCGGCTGCTCGCGCATTTCAGGGATGCCGCCCTGCTCTAGCGCAGCCGCAACCACGCCCATAGCAATGTCTTGAATCTGCTGCTCGGTCATGCCGGCTTGCACAGCGGCAATACGCTGCGTTTCAGCTTGGTATGCCTTGATTTCAGCTTCGTAGTCCTTGCGCTTCATGTCCTGCGCTTCGATGGACTTGCCGACGTTCTGGATCATTTGGTGCATCTGCTCCATCTCTTGACCCATAGCTTCGATTTGCTGGTTGGCAGCTTGCAGTTCTGGATTCTCGTCGCTGTCACTGAGCAACTGCGGATCAATGGTTTTCTTAAACCGTTTAGCCATCTCTTGCGCGCCAGGCCAGTCCATGTTCTTGACGAACAAATCGCCGGCCACTTGCCACAGTTGTGGGTTGCCTTGCAGCAGTTGGGCCATAGCTTCCAGCGCCTCTTGACGCTTGGTCGCGTAGCCTGGGCCGGTC